CTCGTCCCAGGGCAAGACCTCTCCGTGTATCCAGGCAAAGTGTTTAGGAGACAGGGAGGGGCACCTGGTCAAGCTATCTTTGGCACCAAGTTCCCTAACGTATCTAACGAGAACATGCAGATGTTCGACAAAGCAAGAGTATTAGCAGATGAATCAACTGGCTTCCCTTCCTTCGCACATGGTCAGACAGGCGTATCGGGAGTTGGTCGTACTGCCTCTGGTATTTCTATGCTTATGTCTGCTGCCAACGGCAGTGTACGGAACGTAGTTAAAAACATTGACGACTACTTGCTTGCACCATTAGGTAAAGCATTCTTTAACTTTAACATGCAGTTTGACTTCGATACAGAGATCAAAGGTGACTTAGAAGTTAAAGCCCGTGGTACAGAAAGCTTGATGGCCAACGAAGTACGTAGCCAACGTCTTATGCAGTTTATGCAGGTTGTATCTAACCCAGCACTTGCACCATTTGCTAAAATGGATTATATTGTTCGTGAGATTGCTAAGTCTATGGATCTTGATCCTGACAAGGTTGGAAACAATATGGCACAAGCAGCAATCCAAGCTGAGATCTTGAAGAAGTTCCAGCAGGAAAATCCACCACCAGCTCCACCCCCTGGAGTAGCAGGTCCACAAGGACAAGCTCCACAGGGCCAAGGAGCAGCCCCAGGAGTGCAGGATACCGCAGGAGGAGGGGGTGGTAACATCGGAATAGGAACGGCCCCTCAGCCAGGAGAACAAGGCTTCTCTGGTAATACTGGCCCACAGGTACAATGAAACTCGTCGTGAATAATACTTTAAAACCTTTTGTAAACAATCCAGAAATGTACAATCCGTTTTTGGAAGAAATCATGAGACGAATTGATAACGTACATAAACGCCTTGAGCAGATTACAGATGTAGAAGAACTGTATCGTGCTCAGGGTGAAATACGTGTGCTTAGATCACTATTACTTCTTAGGGAACATATAAATGGATAATATAAAACAACAAATGTCACTATTCGAATACGGTGGTATTGCCGACGATGGCATGACCAAAGATCCAGTATCTGGCAATAACATACCTCCAGGATCTCTTGCTAAAGAAGTACGAGATGATATTCCTGCTATGTTGTCGGAGGGTGAATATGTTGTTCCTGCTGATGTTCTTCGTTATTATGGAGTAAATTTTTTTGAAAAACTTCGTGGTCAAGCAAAACAAGGCTTGCAGAACATGGAGCAAAATGGTAGAATTGGTGGAACTCCAATGACAGAGCAAGATGTTGCTCGTAATATGCAACAACCTCAAGCAGCTCCTCAAGCTATGCCTCAACCTATTTTAGCTGCTAATGGTACTTTAGTAATGGGTTATGATGGAGGTGGTGCACAACTAGATGCAAGTCAGTATAGGTCAAGTTGGTCACCTGCAAAAGCACGTTCTTATTCTCCTATGTTTCAAGGTACATCTTCTCAAAAAAGAAATTTAGAAAGTTTTCAAGAACAAGCAGCTGAAGAAATTACAATATTTAAAAATCATTATAATCAACAAGGTGAAAGTGTTCAAATTAGATATGTTCAAGTTCCAGGTGAAGGAGACCCTGTTCCAGCTCCAGGACAAGAAGAACTTTTATCGCAATATCCACTAACTGAAGAAGAATGGTTAGCTTACAAAAAAGAAATGAGTAGAGGCTCTGGTGGAGAAGATGGTGGAGAACCACCTACACCTACTGGTTCTTCTACTGATTGGATGGATGGTATTGATTGGGGTGACAAAGAATCTGTTAAGGGTTGGGTAGAGTCTGATGATGGTTTGGGTATGTCTAAAGCTGCCGAAAATATTGCTGGCATGGGTGGTCTTTTGGGTGCTGTACCTCAAGCAATACAGGCCCAAGATATTGCTAAAGCAAGGGGTATACGAGACTATTATGCCGAGATTGGCGATGAAGAGATGGTTGATTATTTAGACGGTAAAATTGATGAGGCTATGGATAAAACTGGTCTGGTTACATCTGCTCTAGATAAATTAGGTCTTTTAACTGGTAAGACTTATCTAGAGCAAATAAAATCATTTGCACCTACTAGCTTAAATTTACAAAAAACATTTACTCCAGAGCAACGTAAAGAATTTACAGATATTTCTGGAGATATGGTTAAAGACGAAGGTGGAGCCTCTGTCTATAAACCTGGCGGTATTGATGTTGCAATGGTTGATACAAGTGATGATGGTCCTTCACTAACTGCTGCAGAACAACATGCTGTTAATATGTCAAGAGCTAGATCTGCAGCAACTAAAGCAGCAGTGGAAGAAGCTTTTGAATCTGGTGCTTCAACAGACGATATTGCAGGTCTTCAAGCAGCTGTTGAAGAGGCAGGTGGTACTTGGGCTACAGGTGGACGTGCAGAAGGTGGTCTAATGACTAAAGGAAAACCACCAAAAAAGAAAACGAGGAAGTATAATAAAGGCGGACTCGCAGGTAAGAAAAAATAAGGCTACCCAGCTACGGCTGGCCCCAACATAAGGAGAATATAATGCCTGAACTAGCAGAAGTAGAAACACAAACATCGACATACGTCGACCGTGGGTATAACTACGATAGAAAACGCAAACGTATGGAAGATGAGGAAGAGGAGATCAAACGTCTTGAAGCTCAACAACGTGGCGAAGAATCTGAATCAATTGAAGAAGAAACTACCAAAACGGAAAAGGCCGATACAGAAGTTGAAGAAACAACGTTATCTGCAGAAGAAAGATCTTTTAAAAAAAGATATGGTGATTTAAGACGGCACATGCAAGAGAAAGAAAAGGAATGGAACGAAAAGTTTGAAGCCTTTGAAAAACGCATGTTAAAAGAATCTATTGTTCCTCCTAAGTCTGACGAAGACATTGAACAGTGGGCAAAGCAATACCCAGATGTAGCAGGTATTGTAGAAACTATTGCTGCTAAAAAAGCTCAAGAAATGTTCAGTAAAGCAGATGCTAGACTACAAGAGCTAGATAAGGCACAGTCAGAAGCAGAACGGGTTAAGGCAGAAAATGCTATCCGTAAAGCACATGAAGACTTTGATGATCTACGTGCTTCTGATGAATTTCATAGTTGGGCTGAGGAACAGCCTAAGTGGGTACAAGATGCACTATACGAAAATGCAGATGATCCTGCATCAGTAGTACGTGTTATTGACTTGTACAAAGTAGATAAAGGCCTTACTAAAACCGCAAGAAAAGCTAAGGCTAAAGACGCAGCCTCAACAGTCACAAGACGTAGTAAAACGTCTGTAGATGTAGATGAGTCTGGTGACACTATTCGTGAATCAGATGTAGCAAGAATGTCAGACAAAGAGTTTGAAGCTAAATCTGAGGAAATTAACAAAGCTATCCGTTCGGGTAAATTTGTTTACGATGTATCTGGCAAAGCTAGATAAGCTGTTGACAACAAGTAAATCAACAGTATAACTATAGGCACAGGGACAAAAGCCTCTTTTTGACTACCTTTTGTCTCGGCCAAATTTCACACAAAAGTCTAAACTAAAAAGAACTACCTGTTCAAGTATAGGCCCAGTATACACTCGGTAGGCCAACTGAGTATTATCTGCACCCTAGAAAAACAACAGCCTCTTTAAGGTGTTTAGCTTCCTATAAGCCAAATATCAGGAGGATTTTATCATGGCTTTTACAACAGCAGGTGGCTACGGTAATTTGCCCAACGGCAATTTTTCCAGTGTCATCTATTCCAAAAAAGTACAGCTTGCGTTCCGCAAGTCTACAGTAGTTGGTGATATCACTAACTCTGATTATTTCGGTGAGATTTCAGCCCAAGGTGATACAGTTAAGATCATCAAGGAACCTGAAATTTCGGTCTCGTCTTATGCTCGTGGTACACAGATCACAGCACAAGATTTGGACGATGAGGATTTCTCTCTAGTCGTTGATAAGGCTAACTATTATGCCTTCAAGATCGACGATATCGAGGAAGCTCACTCACACGTAAACTTCATGGATCTTGCGACCAACCGTGCGGCATACCGTTTGGCTGACCAGCATGACCAAGAAGTTCTAGGTTACCTATCAGGTTATAAACAGTCTGCACTACATAGTTCTGCAGATACTGTAAATGATACTGTAAACGGTACTAAAGCAGTAACAACTGCAGGTTCAGACGAATTGCTATCTTCAATGAAGTTGAAGAAGGGTGACTTTGGTAACATTACAACTTCTTCTGCAGGTGACCACTCAATCCCAATCGCAGCTCGTCTACCAGGTGCAACAGCACTTCCAACTGCTACGATTTCACCAGCAATGCTAGTGGCTCGTATGGGTCGTCTACTTGACCAACAACAAGTTGACACTCAAGGTAGATGGATTGTCGTTGATCCAGTATTTATGGAAATCCTTCGTGACGAAGATTCACGTTTCCTAAATGCTGATTACGGTGAATCAGGTGCTCTACGTAACGGTCTAGTCTTGAACAACTTCCACGGTTTCCGTGTATACAGCTCAAGCAACCTACCTTCAGTAGGTACTGGCCCTGCAACAACTGGTACAGCTAACCAGAATGCCAACTATGGTGTTATCGTTGCAGGTCATGACTCAGCAGTAGCAACTGCAGAGCAGATCAGTAAGACTGAAACATACCGTGACCCAGACAGCTTTGCTGACATTGTTCGTGGTATGCACCTATATGGCCGTAAGATTCTTCGTCCAGAAGCAATCACTACAGCTAAATATAACTTGGCGTAAGGGGGGATTGAATTATGACACCTAACGGAATGCGTACAATCTCAGTAGAACTTGAAGCAACAGCATTGGCTGCTGGTGCAAACACAGTTGCTACTCTTCCTGCACAAACAGTTATCCTAGCTGCTGGTGTTGAAGTTACTGAAGCACTTACTGGTGCTACAGCTTTGACTTTCGACATTGGTACAGGTGCTGACGATGACGAGTTCGTTGTAGCATATGCAATGGCTGGTAAATCAGTTGGCGATGTTGCTCCTTCAGTACCAGGAGTAGCATATATCGGTGCAGAAGATACTCTAGATCTTACAATCGACACCCTAACAGGTACAGCTACTGCAGGTAAACTGCGTGTCTGGGCTTTGGTAATGGACGTTGATGGTAAAGGTGCAGCAGAAGTTGCCCGTGATCAAGTTTAACTGAACTAAACTAGAGGGGCTGGGCAACTGGCCCCTTTAGGCTATCTGAAGGATTTTTGTAATGGCTACTTACGTTGCGTTGGTAAACCAACTACTTACTAGACTGAATGAAGTTACTCTTGCTACAACAGGTAGTGGCTTTGATGATGTACGTAACGTACAAGCATTAGCTAAACAAGCTATTAACAACTCCATTAGAAATATCCTACAGACAGGTCAGGAATGGCCTTTTCTT